GATCACCGGCATGATCGACTTCACCAACCGCGCCAAGAAGGCCGAGATCAAGCCGATCATCGGCTGCCGGCTGCGGCTGGTCGACGACGTCACCTGGAAGAAGTCCAAGGACGGCCCCAAGGCGCCGGCGGAATACTATGTCACCGTCTACGTGCTGTCCGAGGCGGGCCTGAAGGCGATGTTCCGGCTGCTGACGCTGGCGAATTCCGAGGAGCGCTTCTACACCGTCGCCAAGCTGTCGTTCGAGGATCTCGGCGCGGAGCTGATCAAGCTGGGCCCGGACGACCTGGCGCTCGCGACCGGCGATATTCAGGGCCTGCTGACGCATCCGAAGCACGAGGAGATCCTCGACGGCTGGAACGCGATCTCCGCAATCTCGATCTACGCCCAGATTACGCCGATCGACACGCCCTATTACGACACCATCAACGCTCGCGCGCTCGCGCTGGTCGACAAGGGCTTGCAGCCCCTCGTCACCCGCCCGGTGCTTTACGGCGAGAAGGAAGCCGACGCCCGCGACGTGATGAACGCGGTCTCGCGCAACATCCGCATGTCCGAGCTCTGGATCCAGCAGCCGTATTTTCGCGACCTGGTCCCGCTCAATGATCGCGGCCTGGTGCTCCAGCTCGCCGCGCTCAAGTCTCGGCTCGAGCGCCGCGGGATCACCGCGGGTCCCACACTGGCCCAGGGCCTGCGCAACACAGAGGCGCTGGCTGATCGGGCGAGTTACATCTGGTCGAAGGCGCCGGTCTCGCTGCCCCAGATGGCGCCCGACGAGTTCAAGGCGCTGGTCGACGCCTGCAAGATCGGCTGGACCAAGCGCTTCACCACGACCGCATTCGGACACCGGCCCTCGATGCAGGAGCTCGCCGACGTCTACAAGCCCCGCCTCGCCTACGAGCTTGAGGTGCTCAAGAAGCTCGGCTTCTCCGGCTACTTCCTCCTCGTGATGGACATTGTCAACTATGCGAAAGCTAATGGAATTCTCGTCGGACCAGGCCGCGGCTCTGTCGGTGGTTCTCTTGTGGCTTATCTCACCGGCATTACTGATTGCGACCCGATACGGTTTGGTCTCCTCTTTGAGCGTTTCATTAATCCTGACCGTATCGACCTTCCTGATGCTGATCTGGATTTCATGTCTGAACGCCGAGGAGAAGTAATTGACTACCTCATCACCAAATACGGCAAGGATCGCGTCGCCGGCATCAGCAACTTCGGCAAACTTGCGGCTGCGTCATCCATCCGCAACATCGGTAAGGCGTTCGGTCTCTCCGAGTTCGACTACGTCTGCTCGAAATATGCGCCCAAGGAACATGGCGCCAACATCGCCCTTCCAAAAGCTGCTGACATCACACCGGAGATCGGTGCTTTTCGAGATAAATGGGCGCCGCTTTGGGAAGTCATGGTTCGCCTGGAAGGCACTCAGAATGTGCTTGGCCGGCACGCGGCCGGCGTCGTCGTTGGTGGATGCGATCTGGTTGAACGAGGCGTCATCGAGCGACGAAAAGACGGCGCCACCCTCAACTGGGATAAACGTATCGTTGAAGACCAAGGCCTCGTTAAAGTCGATATTCTTGGGCTCAGCACGCTGGATCTGATCGACCTGACTGTCAAATACATCCGCAAGCGGCATTCGCAGCGGGTGAACCTGATGCAAATCCCGCTCGATGACGAGAAGGTGCTCGAGGCGTTCGCTCAGGCGAAGACCACCGGCATCTTCCAGTTCGAGGGCGGCGGCATGCGGCGCCTGCTCAAGGAGCTCGGCAAGGACACCGGCATCACCTTCGACGACATTACGGCTGCGACCGCGCTCTACCGGCCGGGCCCGATGGAGTCGGGCATGATGGACAGCTTCTGGAAGCGCAAACAGGGCATCGAGACGGTCGAATACGACCACGAGCTCATGGAGCCGATCCTCAAGCCGACCTTCGGCGTGATCGTCTACCAGGAGCAGGTCATGCAGATTTCGCGCGTGATCGCCGGCTACTCGGCGCCCGACGCCGACAAGCTGCGCAAGATCATGGGCAAGAAGCTGCCCGAGGAGATGGCCAAGGAGCGCGGCAAGTTCGTCGACGGCTGCGTCAAGACGATCTCCTGCGACAAGGAGTGGGCGGGCGACCTGTTCGACAAGATCGAGGGCTTCGCCGGCTACGGCTTTAACAAGTCGCACTCGGTCGAATACACCCTGATCTCCTACCAGTCGATGTGGCTGAAGGTGAACTATCCGGTCGAGTTCTTCGCCGCGGCGCTGTCGCTGATGAAGGAGGACAAGCTGCCGGCGATCCTGAAGGACGCCACCAATTTCGGCATCAAGATGCTGATGCCGGACATCAACTATTCGACCGGGCAGTTCGAAATCCTGACCGACACCAGCCTGTGCATCCCCTTCGACCGGGTCAAGGGCGTGTCGGAGAAGGCCCGCACCGCGATCCTGAAGGCGCGCGAGAGCGGCGATTTCCGGACCTTGAAGGAGTTCGTCGACCGGGTCGAGCGTCGGACCTGCAACAAGCGGGTTGTCGAGGCGCTGGATGCGGTCGGTGCGTTCGCCCGCATCGAACCCACCCAGCCGCGCGCGGACGATCCCAGCCGCATCGCGGCCCAGAAGGAATTGATCCCTGGCCTGATCATCGAGGTGGTCCCGGTCAACCGCGAAATGCACAACGACAAGTTCACCAAGGCCAAGCTCGGGCAGATCGTGACCGAATACCGCCAGGCGGAGGGCGGCGATGGTCAGGGCGTCAAGCCGACGATGGGCAAGAACTCCAAATTTATGGTGATCTTCGACGCGCCCAGCCGCTCCGAGGAGCAGGTCGGGGCGTTCTCCTGGGGCGACAACTTCCACTCCGTCGCCTGCGCGCTGTCGGACGCCGGCCTGGAGCGCGCCGACGCCTACTGGACGGGCCTGATTAAGCGGCCCAAGGAAGGCAAGCAGGTCTCACCGGCGGAGATCGACAAATACATCGGCTACCTGGACAAGGAGATCGACCTGCTCAAGCCGCCGGCGATCGTGCTGCTGGGCTCAACCACGGTCCGGCACTTCTTCCCCGACTTCAAGGGTAAGGCGTCTGACCAGGCGGGCAAGGTGATCTACTCCAAGCGCTACGACGCCAACTTCGTCATCGGCTTCAACCCCGGCGAAATATACCATGACCCTGACAAGCAGGTGCTCATGGACGAGGTGTTCGCCACGATCGCGAGTTTCATCGAATGACCCGGATCAGTAAACTTGCCACGAAGCACATCTCCGACGCGCTGGTCTGCGCCGCGTTTCAGGCGGCAAAGGGCGCGAATTTCAGCCGATACCCCTACGATTTCCTGATGGAAGAGACCAAGGCGCCCTTCAAGGTCTGCTACCGGGCCATGGAGCGCGCCGAGCGCAACGGGCTGGTTGACTACGGCGTGTCGCTTCGAACCGGCTGGCTCACAGACAAGGGAATTCTTCTTCTCCTATCACATTCCACGCGCAATCCAGACTGATCTCGCTATAGTCTGATCTAACAGTCAGCACTGACTTACTTAAACGAGGGCTTTATGAGCGACGAACCCGAGACGACCCCCGCCCCTGCCCCGAAGCCGACCCCGAAGATCGTGGTCAAGAACTTCATCGACGGTGTCCAGGCCCGCAAGGATGCGACCTTCTCGCTCGCCGACCTGTCGTCCGCGTTCCAGGACCAGATGGCCATGCGGATCCACTACGGCGAGCTCAAGGCCCAGGCCGAGCGCCAGGTCAACGACCTCAAGCTCAAGCTGGAAGCGGCCGAGAGCCGCGTCTATCGCGAGATCCGCGACGATCTGACCAAACAGAGCGTAAAGGTGACGGAGAAGCTCCTCGAGCAGGAGATGAACGCTCACCGCACGATCCTGGCCATCAAGCTCGCCATCAACGAGGCGAAGCAGGTGTTCGAGGTCGCCAGGGCCGTCTACGAGGCCTTCGACGATCGCCAGAAGATGCTCATGTCCGCCGGCGCCAAGGATCGCGTCGAAATGGAGGGCGATATTCGCCTGGGCGTCGCCAGCGCGCGTGACGCCTCGATCAAGACCGGCGCCCAGGACATGCTTGAGAAGCGCCGGCAGCTCCTCGCGGCCAATGGAGGCAACGCTTGAAGATCGGCGGCATCGTCGTCATGGGCGGCTACCTTTCCATCGGCGCACTGGTCCACTGGGCGCTGCTTGGGCCGACCTTCCACATCACCAGCGTTGCCTCATGGGGCATCGTGTTTGCGTGGCCCTTTGTCCTGATCGCGCTCGGTCTGGTGATCGGGCTGACGCTCTGGATCGTCGTCGGCTCGGTTTTCGCGACGATCGAATGGCTTGGCCTGCTGCGTCAGGTCAACCGCAACCAGCGCACCTACCCACGCTGAAATCCTAACCAAAACACGGAGTTAACAGTGAAGCGTCTTTTGACGGGGCTCGTCTGCGCCCTGGCGTTACAGTCAGCACTTACAACCATGGCCGAGGCCCGCCCGCGCCATCATCGGCACCACCACGCATCCCATATCCGCGTGATCCAGCAGGAAGCCCCGAGCTGGAGCTCGTTCTTCCACGCCTCCGGCGACGTCGTCTCCCGCGCCCGCAATTATCTCGGCGAGACCGCAGGCCAGGTCGGCGTGCGCTCGACGCTGTGGTGCTCGGCGTTCCTGCGCAAGGTCACCGGCGCACAGGACGTCGATGACCGCGCCCTGTCCTGGGAGAAGCATCAGCGCGTCGCGCCGCAGGTCGGCGCCATCGTGACCATGTCTCGCCGCGGCGGCGGGCATGTCGGCGTGGTCTCCGGATTCGACGCCAACGGCAACCCGATCGTGATCTCCGGCAATCACAACGGCCGCGTCCGCGAAGCTGTCTACCCGCGCTCCCGCATCCGCGCCTGGGTCTCCGCCTCCTGAAGAAATCGCGTCTCGGACGAAGAAAGTTCGATCAATCCGAGACGCGAACGCTATAGCTCAATAGCGAAATCGCTAATTAGCGACTGGCAGTGACGATCGAACCCCGAACCAAAGGAACCAAAGTGCCCACTCTGTCCCCCGAACTCCTCAAGCTTGTGAAGTCCTCGAAGAACAAGCACTCCCGCGCCGGCAAGAGCGTCTCGCTCGGCGAAGGCAAGACCACCATCCGCGTTCTCGCCAACCCCGACGGCAGCCAGTTCTGGTTCGACCTCGGCGTTCACTGGATCAAGACCGAGCTCAACGGCAAGCCCGTTGCTGTCGTGGGTTGCCACGACGAGGTCTATGGCCAGCCCTGCCCCATCTGCACCGCGATCGCGAAGGCGACCGAAGCTGCGACTTCCGACGACGAGATCAAGCTGATCAAGGAGTGGAAGGCGAACAAGACGGTGCTCGTCAACGCTCTCGTCCGCTCGGGCTCGAGCAAGTCGGATGAGCCGCAGGTCGTCGAACTCAAGTCGTCAGTCTGGGGTCAGATCTCCGGCATGATCGCCGAATACATGGAAGCCGATAAGGACCTTCTGAGCCTCTCCGAGGGTCAGGACTTCGTCGTTGAGCGTCGCGGTCGCGGCATCGACACCAAGTATACGGTCATGCTGGCTCCGCGCTCTGAGCCGGTGAAGAAGGAAGTTCTCGAAGGTCTCCACGATCTCAAGGCGTGGGTCGAGAGCCAGTTCTTCCGCGGCGACGAGACCAAGGCGCTCACCGCGATCGCCCAGGTGTCCGGCATCAACGTCAACGGTCTCACGCGACTGGCAGCTCCGGCTCCCCGTTCCGCGCTGCTGACCAAGCCGGCGACCGTCGTCGAAGACGCCGAGGTGGCGGAAGTCGCCGAAGCGCTCGTCGAAGCCGAGAGCGAGACCGTCGTCGAGGAAGTGGTCGAAGAGACCAAGGCCGAGACCGACGAGGAGCGTGAGCTGCGCGAATTCCGCGAGTTCAAGGCGGCCCAGGCTGCCAAGAAGGCGGAAGCCGACAAGGCCGCTGCTGCGACGAACGCTGCTGCGGTGAAGAAAGCCGCTGCCGACAAGCTCGCTGCGGAAAAGAAGGCCGCAGCCGAACACGCTGCGAAGAAGAAGGCAGCCGAGAACAGCACCGTCTCCAAGACCGACGATGCTTTCAACGCCGACCTGCCGGCGGACGAGATCGACAGCCTCCTGGCTGATCTCGACTCCTAAGAGGTTCGGGGCGGCCCCCAACGCCCCGACTACCGCGCCCTGGTGATGTGCTGTGCCCCCGATGCGTCACCAGGGCGCCCTTTCCCTCTTTGGAGACTGACATGAGCCGCGGCCTACTTCTCATTGACGGCAGCAATATCGCCCACGCCGCGAACAACGGCGGCGCCCTGCGCGTCGGTGATCTGCCCACACAAGCGATTTTCGGCGTTCTCCGGACGCTGCGACCGATGATGTCCATCTACACGATGTTGACGCCGGTCGTGCTCTGGGATGGCGCGAGCTGGCGCCGCATGGCGTTCGAGGAATACAAGGCGAACCGCAACAAGGTCGCGATCAAGCCACACGAGCTCAAGGCGGAGCAGCTCCGCAAGGAATTCAAGAAGCAGCTTCCCTACGTCAAGCAGGCGATCAAGCTGCTCGGCATCAAGCAGATGGAGGCCCTCAACTACGAGGCTGACGACCTGGCCGGCATGATCACCGAGCGCCTGCAAACGACCGGCAAGCGCGGCGTGCTGATCTCCGGCGACAAGGACTGGGTGCAGTTGATCTCGTCCAACGTCGCCTGGATCGACCCGGTGCGCGACTATCGGCTGACGCTCAAGACGCTGTCGGAGAAACTTGGCTGGGACCCGGACAAAAAGGACATCACCGTCGTCAAGGACGGCAAAGCAATCGAGGGATGGGTTGGCGTTCCCTCGCCGCGCGCTTGGTTGGAGATGAAGTGCCTGATGGGCGACACCTCGGACAATATCCCCGGTGTCGGCAAGATCGGGCCCAAAGGGGCGATCGACTTCGTTCATGCGTATGGGTCGTTCGCCTCCTTCATCAACCAGTGCGCGGACAAATCGATCGACACCGCGAAGCTGCCCAAAAACCTGCGCGACTTCGCGGAGAGCGACGAGAAACAGGAGATCTTCCGGCGCAATA